TAGTCGTCATTTTTTTAATATATTTCAATATATATTAAAAACATTACATATATAGAGTTTGTGTAAATTATACAAGTTATTATGTTATATTTATTAAAGTTATATCAATATATAGAGATGCAATTGCATCATATCTAAATGATATAACTTTAATAAATACCGAATTTTTTTAAATTTGGCATTTTTATACAAGATATTGATTGATTATCATGTTCACTAAAATTTAAATTAGTTAATCCATTTTTATATATAATATTATAATTATAATCAATCATTAATCTTTTACTAATGTTAGTTGTATGAAATAATCCCATATGAATAATTGATGTTTTTTCAGTTGAAAATATATTCAATATAACATAAAATTCCATAATATTATTAACTATATCATCAATATCATTAAATAAATTCATAGAAAAAACCATATCTTTTTCTTGAAAATCTCTTATAGTAGGATCTTTATTTGGATAAATAAAATTACTACTTTTTTTCTCTATAGATTTGTAATCTTCTAATAATTTATTAAAATATCGTTTAATAACTTCTTCATCACGGTTATCAATCTTCAAGTTAACCATATTATTTTGTGTTAATTCATGAAAATATTTTTTAAAAACATCACCTGTTCCATCAAAAAACATTTTAAATTCTTTAATATATTCATTAAATTTAAAATCTAATAAATCTTTTTTTAAAGAAATAAGTTCTATTGAAAATGGTAATAATTCTAATCTTATGTCTATACCATCAGATATTTTACTATTATTTAAAAAATAATTTTTTAGTTCTTTCACATGTGGTACATCATACCATAATTCTTTAATTTGAATTGTCTCTTTTTTAGTTTTCTCAGGTATTTCTTCAATTAAAAATTGCTTATTTTTAATCGAATCGAGAAATTCAGTAATTGATTGATAACTATCGTCAACTATACTACAATAGTTGGTATTTGAATGGTCGTCAGATAAAATAATAATAATTTTTTCTTTATCTATACTAATTTTTTTAGATAAAATAATTACTCCAATAGATCCTGATACAAGCATTTTAACTTAATGTATAAAATAAATTTTTACTAATTTTTAATTTTGGTTTTCTCTTTTTTATCTTTAGAGTCTTTCTTATTCTTCTTTTTAGATTTAGAAATTTTTCCTTCTCCTTTTGTTTTACTAACTTCAGATGTCTCACTTGTAGATAGATCTTCATCTATCTTAACTTGAATATCACTATCTGATGAAACAGATAAAGTATCATTTGATTCAGAACAAGCAAGTCTCAAACTATTGAGTGTATCAGTAGTAATATTACCTTCAAATAATTCATAGTGACCTGCTCTAACACAGTCAGGTTTATTAATCTCATCAAAATAATTTAGGAGAATAATATCTGTAGCTATATTATCTCCATTCAAATCTGTATTTACTCCAGATAAAGTATTGTGCTCATTTGAATAAACATAAATTGGTCTATGAATTACTTCTTTCAAGGCTGCAATTTCAAGTTCACCTGCAAATTCTCCATTTTGACTTAGCCTCTTAATATATTGTTTGAAAGTTTCATTGTCATGAATAAAACCAAGTAACGTATCTTGATTATCATTAATATATCCAATGGCTTGTTTTCGTAGCTCAACATGTTTGTCTTCAGTTCCATATACTGCTTGGGAAATAGCTCTGAACAAACAATTACCATCCCCAAGAATTTCTTTTGAATTAATACCATTCTCCGATAAAAAATCAAATATTATTGGTAATTTATCAGTTTCTACTTCTGAATTAACAACATCAAAACTTAATGGTAGTTTATCTGTTACTACTTCTTCATCAGTTACTACATCTTCATCAGTTACTTCATATTCTTCAGTTACTTCTTCAGTTACTTCTTTATGCAATATCGTAATAGGATCTAGCTGGTATTCCCACCATAATCTAGTTACAAGTTTACCAAGTAAAGTAGAAACCTTTTTCATATTTTCTAATCTTGATCTTGCATAGTCCTGTTTCATCTCACAATACAAAAGTGGTTCTGCTGAATAAAAACAGTAGTGTTGAATATCTATTACTTTCCTTGCAAATTTGAGAAATTCATCTTTAAAGTTAGATATCTCAACAATATCATTAGATTTAATCTGAATCTTATTTGCACTAATAGTTCTAAATATATCACTATTAATACATGTAGAATCAAAATGTATACCATTCTCATCAAGATCTTTATAAAGTTTTTCAATCAAACCTTTTACTTTAAAGGATCCTTTTAAATTAGACAATGAATTTTTTCTAGTTGACTTTCTAGTATGAATAAAGTGACACAAAAAGTATGCAATTTCTGTTTGATCTTTTTGTTCTTCTGGAGTATGTTGTTTAAAGTATTCAATCATCTGATTCAATATGAAAGGAATAACAATGGAATCTTTAGTGTCTCTTTCACGCCACATCATCCTATGATATTTCAATGGATTACAATTAATTGGAGCGTAAGAATCTATTTTCTTAGTTATTTCAAAAAATTTATCTTTATCTTTATCAGATTCTTTGTTAAGGAAATTTGTGTCCAAGATACCATGTCCATATTTACTATCTGAAATGTTATCACAACTTGATACTGTGTAAATATAATTATTTTTATATCCTTCTAATTTAGGTAATACTTTTACATTTAGTTTACAAATGTTTTCCCAAGAATAACCAGAAAGAATGATATGTCCTTCAGTATCTTCACCGCGTCTACCAGCTCTTCCTCCCATCTGTTGAAACATCATTGGATCAATAGGCATCTTAGATGAATCATAGAAATCTCTGAAGATAATAGCTGTTCTAAAAGGCATTGATACTCCAAACATTAACGACTTGTCAGAAAAAACAATTTTAATTTTCTTTTGTAAAGCTAAACTTTGAACAAGTCTTAGATAGCTACCTGCAAGTCCTTTAACATATACTCCAATACCAAATTGCAACAAATCAATCAACCAAAACAGCTGTGTATTAGTTGATTCATAAATATGCTTTGAATTGAATTCATTAACAACTGTCTTGAACCATTCATTATAATCATTCTTATCAGATTCACTTTTTAATCCAAGAAATGTACTTGATTCAGCTGGTATCCAACTTTTAAAATCAATACCTTTATCTACAGCACTCTTGTATTTACTCCTACCTTGTTTATTTGAAGAATTTCTAGTACCTTTCATTTGTTCTGAACATATCTTTTTATTACTTTTCTTTTGTTTTTCAGCATCTGTTTTCTTCTTAGCATCTTCTTTTAGTTTTTCTTCTTCTTGTCTAGCTTTTTTTTGATCAGCTTTAGTAACCTTTTCTTCCGATTCTGATTCAAGATTATCAAGATTAACTTCATTTGTCTCTCTTAACAATTTATACATTGTTTGTGCATATCTTAGACATGATGATGGATTAACCATAAAAGCAATTGCTGGAGTTTTATTGTCAGCTTCAATTTTTTTAAATATCTCAAATACATTCTTATTTTTATGAGTTTCAATATTAGGAGGTTTTAAACTAGACACAAGATTAACTGCTTTTGAACTTGTCTTTGTATCATTTGCATACTCTACCAATACTTTAATTAATATTCCAGCATATGTTTTTACATCTTCAAGTTCAAACATCTTATTTAATGTAGTTGGAATAGAAATAATATTATCAACTTCTTCTTTATCATTGAAGCGATTTTCATTCTGATTTAATATGAAATCAAATTTTATATAAGGATTCCATGAAACATCATCACTCGGTTCAAAGTATTGATTAATTTTTTGAAAAAGTTCCCATACATCAATTGCAGTGAAATCTATTTCTTTTGATGTAATTGGTGCATTTCCATTTTTATCTTTAATCAAATCATCAATTGATACCATACTCAATGGATTTATTTTAATAATATCTCCTTCAGAATTAGTTGTATGCAGTTGTAGATTAAAAAATCGTTGGGTGCATTTAATAACTTTTACTTTATCCCAACCAATAGTTTCGTACCAATTTTTGAGAAATTCTGGATTTGAAATAGTAGCAGACAATCCCATAAAAGGAATTTCACTTTTACCTAATATTTTTCTTTTATTATTCATATCACCGACAATCTTAGATATATGTTCCATGTCTTTACCTTCATCAATATCAATTGTATGAATTTCATCAAAAATTAGATATCCAATTTCTCTATGTGACTTTGATTCAATTTCTGGAAGAATATTCAAAATCTCAGTCGCAGTTCCAACAATTGCTTTACAGTTTCTAATCTTATCAAATATATTTACTTCATTGTCACTCTTTTTCTTAAAATCTCCTTCACTTTCTATTTTTTTATATTTGGGGTCATTTCTTTCTGTGTAAACAGGTAGAACTGACTTGTAGTTACTAGTCATAATTGGAACATACGTACTTTTACCAATGTCTCCCATTTCAGATTCAATTTTAGAAGCAAATTGCCATGCCAATACATCACTATCATCAGGAACAATAATAACTACAAGTCCATCATCAGCTTTGTGAAGAACATATGTTGATAAGACCGATTTACCAGAAGAAGTAGGAGCAACAAGTATAAATGATTCTTTATTTGAAATTGAATCACATACCTCCACCTGAAAAGGATCTAGTATAAATTTCTTTCGCTTTAGAGGTGGAATAAAACCACTCAATGGTCCGAATAATGATGCTAGAAAAAACTTGCGCCATTCTACATCACTAAAAAGAATGTGAAAAAAGTCTACGCATGATTTGACCATCTGAGATGTTTCATTGATAATATCATCGAACTCGTTTAATTCAATTGTCCTATTATCCAATAAATATTTTAGATCGATAAACATATCATTAATTGGAATTACATCTTCATAGAATAATTTAAAATACATTTTAAACAATTGAATAACTACATTTTCTGTAACTTTTTTTACATCATACTTAATCTTTTTTAGATTAAAATCATTAATTCTAAACAACATGAGTGATCTACCCAATGATGATTTTATATTGATCTTGCTAAGTTCACCCATAGTTGTAGATCTCATTACAGAAACAACATCATCTTTCATTGAATCTACTTTATCTTTTTTTATATTATTATATTCAATGCTTTTATCACCTAATATAGGATTAGGAGATACAATATTTTTTTTATCAACAGTTTTAGATTCTTTTGTGATAAAATCTTCTACTTCAAATGTAGTTCTATCAACTATATTTTTAATTGTGTGCAAAACATTATTAACTAATACATAACTTCCAATCTTATACATGGTTTCATTTTGTATATTAAAAATTGTTTGTTTTGTTGAATTAATAATCTTTGGATCATTTGTTCTTGTCATTACGTTTAATTTAACAGTTAGTGCTTGAATATATCCTTTCAGTTTCCAATTTTTTTTATCGTTGTTTAACTTAGCATAAAGATCAAAAATTTCTATTTTGATTAGATCTAAATCTATTTTTGAAACACTCTTACCCAAAGCTTGATGTATTTCTTCTATTTTTTTTCCACTAGATGATATCGCTAAAGTTGTTTTTGACTTAGCTTCTTCTTCTTTATATTGTTCAGGTGCTGATCTCTGATTGAAATCAGTAGGCCAAAACCCTTTAACATTTTTATTATCTTGTCCAATTGTATCTTTGGACGAATAATTTTGTCTATTCATTTTCTTTTTAAAATTTCCTTTGTAGTTCATTATTTAATTAATTAAGGGTAAGTTGACCAATATAAATGAATAATATTCAATTTTTTTAATAAAGTAAAAGTATTCAACTTTGTTGAACAGTTTTCATTTTGCAAAGAATTTATCATACGGAAATAAACTGATTCTTTTGCCTAACAATATAAAGATCACAAATAAAAAGATTTATATAAATATTACACATCTGCTTGATCTAAATGACTAACATTATATAGTAGATACCTTAGTGATAGATTTAAATGTCCATTGTGTTTGACTAAAGAATCTTTAATATTATCATCTGACAATGACAATTCTAATTTTTTAATTTGCTCAAATTCTTTTTCATATTTAGTAGTGTTTGGATCTACATTATCAAATGAATCTATTACTGCATCACCACTTGAAACATAAGAAGAAAAAGTTTTAAATACATCAGGATTATTTTTATAAATTATTAACAATGTCTTAAAATCATTATTACCAAATAATTCAATAGTTTTATTATTTGATTCTTCTATTATTTTATTTGTTATTTTAATATCTTCTTCGGGTATAGGTTTAATAATTTCTTCAGACGGTTTATCAGTACTAACGGTTA